TTTATTCTTCTTCTGGTTCTAGTTTTAAATAAATACCAAAATCATGTAAGTTTAAATTTTGTATTTCAGACAACGTACCTACATTATAAGTAGATATAGAACTTTTTAAAGAATTTAAAGTTAAAGGATACTTTAATGAATCAGCTATTTTTAATGTAATGTTTTCACATGTTCTTAATGTTAACCACAAACTAGCATTTAATACATGTTTAGTAGCTACGTTAGAAGCATTAGCTGCCATTTTTTGTAAACCAACTAATGTGTTTTTATCTGGAACTGATCCATCTCTAGCTTCATTTAATCCCGTCACGTCTCTTATCATTTGTAAATAATATTGATAAGTTTGTATTAAGCTAGCAATTTTTTGCCCACCAGAAGATGTTTGTAATTCTTGAATAGGTACTTTACCTGGATTCATATCACCTTCTTGTGTCATTGATCTACCTACAATACTACCAGTTTGAAAATACATATTTAATGCTTCGGCTGGATTATAATTAGTACCATTACCTAAATCTACTTCAGCTAAACCATCCATGTCTAAGAATACACCATCTGGAACCATTCTAGCAATAACCTGTTGTAGTTTTAAATGAGTTAACTGAATCATATCAGCAAACCCAGTTATTTTATTTACAATAGAGTTTATTCTACCTTTATACATACGAGGAGCACATATAGCGTAACTCATTTCTACTTTTGTAGTATCAGCAAAAGGTCTAGTCATATTTTCTGACAGCTTCCACTCTATTAATTCATTGTTACCTACACATTTTACACCTTGATAAAGTACTTCTATTTTTCTTTCTACTCTATCAAAATTATCATTAGCAGGCGGATTAAAAGTATCTGGTTTTTCTAATGCTTTTTCTAAACCACTATCAGTTTGTTTTATTTTAAAAACTTGAGTGTTGTAAGTTTTATATTCAAAAAACAATATTTGAATAGTATCAGGATCATATGTTTGCCAACCATATAATCTTTCGCTTTGATTACCTTTAGACTTAGATATTTTTTCTAATTGATCAGGTGTTAAATGCGGGAATTGTTTTGCTATTTCTGGTACAGTTAAAGCTTTAACTTCTCCTACATAATATATATCTTCAAAATTAGGATCATCTGTATAAGAATAAATAAGTCTAGCAGGATCTACATAGTCAACTGTAACTCCGTTTGATTTGTTCCATTGAGTTTTTACAGCTCCAATACCTAAAGTAACTAGATCATATATAAATCTTTTCTTTGTATTTTTAAATTTATTTTTAGATAAAGTATTATCTATAACTTCTTCTTGAGCTATTTCTACAGCTTGCTTGTAGTTTAATTGCATGTGTAAATCTAACTCTTCTTCATTTTCTGGTAAATTAGCTGGATCAGGACTTTGATATTCACTAATACCTAATGTGTTTTGTAGTTTTTGTAAATAAGGTTTTGCAGCCATATCTTGTAATATAGCTGAAGCATAGTCTGTTCTTTTCTTTAATGAAACTGGATCTTGAGCATACGCTTGTATTTCAAAATCTTTTTCTGATAAACCATTTACAACAATATCTACAAATTTAGAAATAACAGGAACAGGCTTCCAGTCTAAATTAAGATAAGACATATCACCATTTATAGCTAGTTCATCTTTATATTTTTGAACTGGTTGTTCCCCACGCGCATACAATCTTAGTGTATGAAATTGATTATATGAAGCGGCAAATCTAGTCCCACTACCACCTTGTCTCCACCATTCACTTTCTATAGCTTGAGCTACCTGTCTACCATAATCGATAGAGGATTTTTCAGCGTCTGGCACTACTTGGCTAGGAAATGCACTATTTGGATTTGCGTATATATTCATTTACTTAATTATTTTTGAAACCAGTCCTTTATTATTATATTTTTTAATACCTAAATCTATTGGTTCTCGTTTTCTTCTACTCACAGGAGCATATCTATTTTTATTACAAGCCATTAAAGCTAAACCTGAACTAATAGAGGCATCATGACTTGTTCTATTGTTTATATCAAATGCAGCCCAGTCTTCTAATGTGCGTTGAAAATAAACGCTTCCATAAGAATCACCGTTAAAACCTACAGCCGATTCTATATAAGATTCAATAGCCGCTGCATGAGCTTGTTTTATATCTTCACTAGAATTAGGTATTCCACCTATTTCTTTTTCAGTTACAGATAATTTATTCCATCTTTTATCTGGTCTGTTCATTGCAAAACCTCTATAGCCTCTACGTTTAAAATGATATAATAATCTTGGTTTATTATTTTCTACCAATATTGGCATACCATAAAAAACACAAGCCATTAAAACATCTTCAAAAAATATTTCTGCTGTTTGTGGTCTTGCTATATATTCTAAGAAAAAATGATCAGCTGGCGCTTCTTCCATACTAAACTTTGTAAGTCCATGTAAAGCTCCATTAGAACCTCTTTTATCTACTGTACCTGATATATCATATGGATCACAACCAAATGCGCCTATATGATCATTACCAGGATATTTTATACCGTTTTTTTCAATATATCTATTTTGTAAATTTTTATTAGGTATCCAAGTTATATAAAATCTACCTTGATTATTAGGAGCGAATATAACTCTAGTGTCTTTTATACCATTTTCCCATAAAAAATTACCTTGAGTAACTAATGTTTTATTATTAGCGTCCTCATTAAAATCTATCTGTTGATATATTTTTGTTAAATTAAATAGAGAAGATTTTGACTCATCTCTAAAAGCATGCTTTGTTGTACGTGGAAATTGTCTGTAAAATTCATTTAAAGCATCTTGACTATCTTTTAATCCTTCAACCTCATTTTCCCAATATTCCACAACTCCGATGTCAATGAATTGTCCATCTGGTCCTGCAACTTCGGCCGACGGAGTGTCGAAGACAGGTATGCCATAAGAATCAATGTATCCTTCGTAGTTCCATTCCATAGGTATGAACAAACTATATAATCCCGAACTAGTCTGTCCGTTGCGGTTTCTTTTGGTAACATCTGATTCATCATATAATTTTTTAAAGTTTCTACCACCTTTGTCTAAAGCGTTAGACGTTGATCCCATCATACATTTACCAATAATTCTTGAACCTAATCTAAGTGTGGTTTTTGTTACACGCCAGTTGTTAAGTATATTATTTGGTTTTTCCCATTTACCAGATTCATCGTGAACTAATAGTTTTAATTTTTCACCATCATAACTATTGTCTCCAGTATTTTTCCAGTCAATAGTTGTATCTAATCCTTGTAAATCTATTGCTTCACTTCCAGCTTCTATACTTCTTCTTGTAAATTTACTAGCGGGTACTCTATATGCTAATTCTGTTTTAGGTCGATCCATACCATCTTGAATCGGTTTAAAAAAGAAAGGATAGTTAACTGATATAGGAACCACTTTATCTGTAAACATTTTTTTAGCATCAGGACCAGTCTTAGATAATATACCGTATCTTGAATCACTAGATATTGTAGCTAAATTTACTACTTCTCCAGAGGCCATAAATGAAAAACCAGAACGACGGTTTTTAAGATAACACATTCCGTAACATCTTGTATCCGCTTTACAAGCTTCCCAAAATATAAAAAACAATCTATTTGCTTCCCTAAAATCAGGTGCTCCAACATCAATTTTACTCCACTGTAAATACATGTAATGAGTACCGGTCAAATAAGTAGCAACATCTTTATTGTAAAACCAAAAACCTTCTTCTCTACGTTTAAATTCTTCGTCTATATAATCAAACCATTTTTCTTTAAAATCTTCTGGATATTCTTTCCAATCAAAAACAGTTTTAATTCTAGATAAAACTTTTGGTAATTCAGTTTTTTGCCATTTGTTATTTTCAAATTTATGAGGGTTTTTAACTTTTGGTAAAGCTATTTTTAAATTTTGTATTTCATATACTTCACCTATTGTACCATCTTTACTAATAACAACAACATCGTGTTCTTTATTATAACCATACTCCCATTTATTATAACGATTCATTCGTTTAATAATTTTAGGTTTTATATGGTTATCTA